TATGTAGACCCGAGAAAGTATAATTATATTTTTGCAGATACGAGTTTGGATAGTCAAAATTTTTGGTGTCAGATTGGTGTTGATATTAGCGCTAGAAGAAAGATAAGCGCGAGGTTGATGCCGAATTTGTAGTTTGGGTGTGGAATGGGTAGAAATACCCATTCTTTTAATTATTTCATAATTTAAATTGATTAGTATGATAGAAATGAGTGCTTTTGAGATTTGGTGGAATATGAGGATGAATGATAGAAATGATTTTATTAATTTTAAAAAAATGCAAGATATGTATAAGAAACAAAGTGTTGGAAGGTATGATTTGAAAAGAGATACGAGTTATGTTGGGGAAAGTATCGAAGATAAGGTGAATAGGATTGTGAATAATGGTGAGCCGATTAGTGATGGAGCGCCGTTGATTTATACTGAAAGAAAAGATGGAAGTAGAGCTGAATATGATATTCGGACAGATAGATTTGAAGTGGCTGCGGATGCTATGGATAAAGTTAGTAAGAGTATTGTTGCGAAGCGTGATGCTAAGGCAGAAGCGAAAGTGATTGATATTAAGAAAGAAGGTGGAGAAACGAAGGACGTTAGTCAATAGTGAGTATGAGATTTAGGTATAAAATTTAGGTATTTTATTTGTTAAACCGAGGGCGGTACGCACGTATTCTTTATTATCAAGGAAGTGATGCCGCTTTTATAAAGCGCGAAAGTTATGAGTTGGGAACAATTAGGTATGATGGCAGGAGGTGCTGCGATAGGGCAAATCCAAGGTATGTTAGGTGCGAGAGCACAGCAGAAGGCTAATGATAGAAATACAAGAAGGCAAGTAGATGCACAGAAGGAATTGACTGATTATAATCAGCAGAAAGCATTGGCTATGTGGAAGGATACGAGTTATGGTGCTCAAAAAGAGCAAATGAAGTTGGCGGGATTGAACCCCGCTATGATGTACGGAATGAGTGGCGGTGGTGGTCAGAGTGCGGCTGTGAGTGCAGGAAGTGTTGCGGCAGGAAGTGCGCCTAGTGCGGGTGGTGAGCAGATGGCAGGAATGCAGTTAGGATTGCAGTTAGGATTGTTGAAGGCGCAGAAAGATAATATTGAGGCAGATACGAGGAATAAGAATGTAACGGCAGATAAGACAAGCGGTGTTGATACAGATTTGGGAAGGGCACAAGTAGGTAGTTTAGTGCAGGGTGTTACGAATGCTAAGGCCGCAGAAGTTTTGATGAAGATACAAGCTAGATTTGATGAGAATAAAACAAAGATTGCGGAAGATACGTATTATGAGGCGGTTGGGCAGATTGTTTATGAGAGTCAGAAGGCGGGTGAAGAGTTAAACCAGTTAATGTTGAGTAATAGTTTAGATAGAAAGACTATGGATGATAAAGTGAATATTGTTAGACAAGAGAGTTTGAAGTCAGTAGTTGATGTTAGTATAGCGAAGGCTGTGAAGAATAAGACTGATGCGGAAATTAGTAAGATTAAAGCGGAGATGGATAAGTGGAGTAATGAAGTTGCAATAAAATGGAGAGAGTTAGCATTAAGCGGAAGGAGTATGAATAATCAAGAAAAGCAGACTTTTATACAAGAGCAGATGCTGAATGTAGATAGAAGTTTTAAAGATGCTTTAATTGAGAATGGACAATGGCAGAATTTTATTAATGGTGCTGGAAGTTTGTTGAAGTTAGGTCCTGCGGGTAGTAAGACGGTGACAAGTGGACCAAAAGGAACGACTACGAGTACGACAACAAGATATTGATATGTGTTTGTATCCGAAATTGATTAGAAATAGAAAGTATGTAGCGAATAAGAAAAATGGTGGGAATGTACCGGTGCCATCTGATAAAAGAGTTTTGATGGTGCCGGTAGGGTGTGGAAATTGCATAGAGTGTAGGAAACAGAAGTCAAGAGGTTGGAGGGTGAGATTGTTAGAGGATATTAAGAAGAATAAGAATGGTAGGTTTGTAACATTGACTTTTAGTAATGCAAGTATTAAGTTGTTGAGTAAGGATATACCTATGAAAGGTTATGATTTAGATAATGAGATTGTGACAAGAGCAACAAGGTGGTTTTTAGAAAGATGGAGAAAGAAATATAAGAAGTCGTTGAGACATTGGTTTGTTAGTGAGTTGGGTGGTAATGGTACGGAGAATGTACATTTACACGGTATAGTTTGGACTGATGAAGATTTGAACGAAGTTGAGAGAATATGGCAGTATGGTTTTGTATGGAAGGGTAAAGAAGTGAATGGTAAGATAGTGAATTATGTGAATGAAAAGACGGTGAATTATATTGTTAAATATGTAACGAAGATTGATTTTAAACATCAGTTTTACAAGAGTAAGATTTTAACGAGTGCGGGAATAGGTGCGGGGTATGATAAGAGTGCAGCAAGTTTGATGAATAGATATAAGGGCGATAAGACGCAAGAGCATTATAGAACGAGTGATGGTAGTAAAGTGGCGATGCCTGTTTATTGGAGAAATAAGATTTATAGTGATAAGGAAAGAGAGTTATTGTGGTTGAATATGTTGGATAAGAATGTGAGGTATGTTTGTGGAATTAAGATTGATGTGAGTAAGAATATGGATATGTATTATAAGGTGGTTGATATGTGTAGAGATAAGAATAAGAAGTTAGGATATGGTAGTGATGAGGTGAATTGGGAGAAGTATGAGTATGAGAGAAGTAGAAGGTTGCTAAAGCAAGAAGAGAGAATAAGAAAGGCGTATGGATGAGATTGTCTCCGACGGCTCTCCGAGGGGATTTTTTTAGGATATTGGGGGTAGGTTGGTTGAACATTGGTTGTTTTGGTACATTGAGTTATATAATCTCAAGTACATTTGAATAAGTTTTGTGCATATATTTGAGAAAGATTTGGAAATACGAAGATTGTTTTATTTATTTACATTATTATTTAATTTTAAAAAAAAAGTTATGTTAAAAAAGAAAGATTTTTTATTGGAAGGTGATGAAAGATTTGATGATGTAGCAGTGAAAGAACACAAGGGTGATACTGGTAAGTTATTGAGTCACGAGAAAGTGCCTGATAGTCCGTTTGCGATTGTTGAAGTAGATGGATTGGGTTGTTTTGTTGCTATGGGCAACGATAGAATAAGTGACTTTATGAGTCCGTTAGAATGTTGGGAATTAGTGAATGAGAAACCGTGGGATTTGATTTTGTCAGCGGTGACAAGTTTAGTAAGTCATATATTGATAGATAAGAAATTAATTGAGAAACCTTAAAAAAAAGAGTATGAAAAAGACGTTAGGTGGTGACCGCTTAGGTGCGGGAAAGAAGTTAGAAGTAGAACTGAATAATTATGGGCGTAGTACGCATGATTTAAGTTATGTTTTTAGGAGTACGATGAGTGCTGGAACATTAGTTCCGTTTATGTGTGAGGTAGGTTTGCCAGGTGATAGTTTTAGTATAAATTTGGATTGCGATGTGAAAACGCATCCGACTTTAGGACCGTTATTTGGTAGTTATAAAGTACAGTTGGATACATTTGTGGCGCCAATTAGGTTGTATCAAGGATTATTGCATAACAACAAGTTAGGTATTGGTATGAAGATGAGTGATATTAAATTGCCGAAGATTGAATTAAAAGCTGATGAAGTTGTGGCAGCGCAAGTAGATTTAGACCAAGTTGATTTAGATAATTTACAGATTAACCCAAGTTGTTTGTTAAGTTATTTAGGTATTAGAGGTGTTGGTATTACTCCGAATGATAGATGGAGAAGATTTAATGCGGTGCCGGTGTTAGCGTATTGGGATATTTATAAGAATTACTATTCTAATAAGCAGGAGGAGATTGGATATGTGGTGCACACAGAATATAGTTTGACAGATGAGAATGTTACTAGTATTACGGTTGATGGTGTTAGTTTACCGAAAAGTACGGTAAGTAGTGCAAGTTTGCCGTTGGTGAATGGAACGGTGATTGTGATTAATAAGACGGCAGCGGATGAGATTAACCCTAATGATATTGTGTTTAATATTGTAGGTACGCAAGTGACGTTGGGTGATTTGGCTTTTAGAGTTAGTGAGACAGCGAGTGTTGCAACGTATAGTTATGACTATGGTACGTGGAGTGATAATACGGCATATAGTTGGGATTATAGTGAAGGTAATAATTTTATTAGTAAGCCGATAGATATTGTTGAGTTTCCTTTGGAAAACATAGATGATATGAGAGAGTATTTGTTGACTGAGACGGGTTTTGCGCAAGTTGTGATTAATGGTTTGAATAATGCGCCGTATAGATATTTGTATAAGGATAATGGTCTGGCTTTTAATGGTGTGAAGAATAGCCAAGAGGGTTTAGGTATAAAGACTTATCAGAGTGATTTGTTTAATAATTGGTTAAGTACTGAATGGATAGACGGTGTGAATGGTATTAGTAGTATTACTGCTGTAGATACGAGTGATGGAAATTTTACAATAGATACATTGAATTTAAGTAAAAAGGTGTATGATATGTTGAATAGAATTGCTGTAAGTGGTGGAACGTATGATGATTGGTTGGATACGGTGTATACGCACGAAAGGTATACAAGGTGCGAGACTCCAATGTATATGGGTGGTTTGATTAAGGAGTTAGCGTTTCAAGAGGTAGTTAGTACGGTGACTGCGTCAGCAGAGGGTGAGAATAGTAGTAGTCCGTTGGGTACGTTGGCAGGTAAAGGTGTAATGACAAAGAAGAATAAGGGTGGAAATATTGATATTAGGATAGATGAGCCAAGTTATATTATTGGTATTATTAGTTTGACTCCTAGAATTGATTATAGTCAAGGTAATCGTTGGGATACACGATTGGATAGTTTGGATGATTTGCATAAACCAGCGTTGGATGAAATAGGTTTTCAAGATTTGTTGATTGAGCAGATGGCGTGGTGGAGTACTTACTATGATGACCCATCCGATAAGTGGTTATTGAGAAGTGCAGGAAAGCAACCAGCGTGGGTGAATTATATGACGAATTATAATAGAACGTATGGTAATTTTGCGGTGAAGGATAATGAAATGTTTATGACATTAAATAGAATGTATACTCCGAGTAATGATAGCGGGATAATGTTTAATATAGGAGATTTGACGACGTATGTAGATCCGAGAA